ATGGCGCCAATGGCGAAACGGAACGGGTTCATGGGTTACCTCCTGGGACGGTCGGGACGTCGAGAGTGGGGACGGTCTACCGACTCGGCAGGGGCCGGGTCAAGGCTTCGGTTTGGCTCCGATGATCGGCTGGACCGGCTGGCCCTGGCGGGCGGCGATGCCGTTTCCGATCGCATAGCCGACGATGGCGGTGATAACGGGCAGGCCGGCGTCGCTGGTGATGGCCTCGACGGCGATCAGAACGGTCAAGCAAATCAAGCTGACGAGGGCGATGAAGGCTTTGCTGGGGTTGGCGATGTTCATTCTACGAGGGCTTTCTCGAGGGCCGCGCTCATAGCTGCGGCGTCGTGGGCGAGTTGTGGTGAGATTTCGATGTGTGTCCAACGGCCGCCGGGAGCTCCGGCGATCGTTTTGCGGTCGTAGATTTTCCAGGCGGCGCGATCGCAACGCCATGCGCGGCCCCAAGGTTTGGGCCAGTAGTCGGCGACCATTTCGACGCCGAGCAGGTCGGCGTTGTCGACCAGCCATTTGATGACTGGTTCGATGTCTTTGCGGGTTGTGTACCCGATGTCGACGGCGCGGCCGGCCTGGTGGACGGAAGGTTGGCCGGGTTTGCCTCGAGCGTCACGCTTGGCGTAGGTGCCAAGATGGGTAAGTTTTCCGGCGTTGAGGAACAAGATCAGGTCGCGCAGGGCGACAGTGCCGGGTAGCGGTCCGCGGCTGTTGGTGTCATAGCCGGTGTATGGACGGTTCATGGTCTGTCCATGTGTATGACCACCCACGATTGGGTGGCTTCGTCCCAAACATAGCCTTGGCCGTCATCGGGCATTGGTATCGGGGCAGTCCAGTTGCCGTCGCTGGTCATTGTCCATGATGGGAACGGTTGAGGCGCGACAAACAGGTCGAGTGTCGGGTCGTAGATGTCGCCAATTGCCGCGTAGTGGCCTCGGATTTTGCCGTGATAGGACGTTTGTATCCAGTTGCCGGTCAAGCCGATCGCCGCAAGGAATTGGCGGCCAGCATCGTCGTTCGGAGCTGGATCGGGTGCGTCGTTATTGGACACGGAAACGACTTGGATCACTTTGTTGTTGTCGTCGAGTTCAGCGAAATAGGCCATTACCAGGTGATGCTTCCTGTGTCGTTGAACGTGTAGGTCTTGTAGCCGCCGGTGTTGGTATAAGTCGGTGAGCCGGTCGTCGAGGCGGCATCGGCAAATGTGTCGGCGTAACGAATGACGATCACGCCTTTACCGCCGTTTCCACCTGCCGTTGACGTTCCTGTACGAGCACCAGCGCCACCGCCGCCGCCACCTTTATTAGCGGTTCCAGCGGTCGGGATTACGTTTCCAGCTCCGCCGCCACCGCCACCTGTGCCACCGCCACCTGTGCCGCCAGCTGGCACGTTGGTATAACCGCCGCCACCACCACCACCGGCATAAAACACGCCGGAGCTAGCAGGCCATTCTTCGCCAGCACCGCCGGCCGTGCCGTTGTAACTTCCTGCTCCCACGTTTGCGGCTGCGGCTGATTTCCCACCGCCACCACCTCCAGCGAATCCAGCAGCACCACTTCCGCCAGCGGAACCTTCGCCTGACGTTCCCGCGCCGCCAGTACCGCCGGCTCCCCAACCACCGCCGCCACCAGAACCACCACTAAGGCCGGCGGTCGATGTTTTACCTCCGCCTCCGCCACCTGTGGTTGAAATTGAAAATGCGCTTGAAGCTGTGCCCGATGTGCCGCTGTTATTGCCAGCCGCCCCACCAGCACCGCCTCCGCCGACTGTGATCGTGTAGGTAGTTCCTGCCGTAACTGACGTTGAGCCTGATTTCATACCGCCAGCACCACCACCACCGGCGGCGTTATCTGTGGCGCTCGAGGCGCTACCAGCGCCACCGCCGCCACCAGCGACCATCAGGTATTCCACCGATGATGGCGCGGCTGGGCCGCCGCCACCGAGGGCTGCTTTAACGGCGACGATCATGTCGAAGTGTTCCCGAAGAACACCCATTCGTCGGTTCCCACTTTGAGAAGGCCGGCGACCGAGTATTGGCCGTTCATTTTGGTTTTTGAACCTTGAGCGCGGATCGTGACGCCAGCGCCGGACACGGTGACTTGACCGGCTCCGCCCTGGTACAAAAGGATTTGGGTGCCGGTCGGGAACGCGACGGTCGCGTTCGTCGGAATGGTGAGCGTGATCGCGGAGCCATTGGTCAGGCTGACCACTTTGGCGACATCGGTGAGGGCCAGCGTGTAGGTCGTGCCGGTCTGCGCGTTGAAGATGCCGAACGCGATGTCGTTGACGCCTTCGGTGATCGAGTTGACGTTGGCAGCTGTCAGTACTTGGCCGTCTGCGTAAGCCTCAGAAAGCGGGTAGGTAGCCATTTAATCTCCTAAAGGGTATTGACGCCGAGGATACCCAATTCGCTCGAGCCGAGGATGAATGCCGTGCTCAGCGGGTAGGCGGTGGTGAATTGGGTGATCCAGCGGTCGGGGCTGATGGTGTGGTTGACGCCTTGGATGGTGATGCGAAGGCTAAGGCTGGTGCCGGCGGCCATGTCGCGGTTGACGATGATCGGGTCGCCGACGTCAAGGGTGAGGCCGGGGACGATGCGGTTTGATGGGCTCGAGAGGTCCAGGGTGATTGAGTCGATGCGTAGCCGGACCTGTTTGCGGTAGGCGAGGACCTGGGTGGCTCGAGCGAGGGCGATCGCATTAGTTTCCATGACCAGGTCGGATCGCTCGTAAGTTCGGGTGAAGTATTCGTCGATCGACGCCGAGTCGAACACCGTTTGAGCAGTGCCGCCGTGTCGGGTGAATGTGACGACGTTGGATAGTTCGGTTTCGTCCAGGTTGACGTCAAGGTTTTGGTAGGCGATGTTTGTGCCGTCGTCGGAGAAGGTGGTGGCTGTTCCCGACGCTTTTTGGGAGAGGGTTGCGCGGCTGTAGTAGGTGGCTTTGCCGTCGGGTGCGATGAAGAAGGCGCCAAGGTCGGAGTTTTCGACGGTTTGGATTGCTTCGAGGGCGGTGCGGAGTGTGCCGGGGTCGTTCTGTAGGTCGGTGTCGCCGAGGTCGATGTCGCGGAGCGTGTCGGGCCAGTCGATTTCGTCAAGGATTTGATCAATGCGTTCGCCGGGGAGGTCTTTGTTGGCGGCGCCGGTGACGGTCGAAATGTTGGCGAGGTTGAGTAGGCGAAAGCCGTCCTCGGCTCTGACGGTGACGGTCGCGTAGTCGGCTGATTGGTCGGCCCACGTCCAGTCGTAGGAGCTGATGTATCCGGCGAATACGGGGTATTCGGTGCCGGAGTATTCGCCGGTGATGATGAGCTGCCGCATCGGTTTGATTTGGCCGTAGTACGGGCTGGAGGTGTTTTCGGGGTTCCAGTCGCCAGTGAAGTCGAGGAATTGGATGACGGCTTGGCCGGTGGTGTATTGCTCGAATACGCGGTCACGGCCGTGAGTGACCGAGATTGCTTGGGTGGTGGCGGTGACGTCGGCGAACTGGGCGGATGCTGTTCCGAGGATGTTTGTGCCCAAAATGCCGTTGAGTGCCGACCCGAGCTCAAAGATGGCGCCGAACGACGCGCCCGGCCCGAGCCGGATCAACACTTTGGGCGTAATCGGCAGCGTCATGTGTTCGAGTACACCAACTGCTTGCCGGATCGTTGGGCGTCGACCAAGCCACGACGGATGGATTCGATCAGGTTTTGTTCTGTGATGACGGAGCCTTGGACGTTGACGTTAACGGCCACGGCGGCGTCACTTCGAACCCGAATTTTCGGATTGGACGTAATTGGTGCGGATCCGATTGGGCGGCCGCCTGATCCTTGTTCAACAGGGCCACCACCAAACCCTGGGGACATTACAGGTTCATACGGAACAGCGCGAGTAACTGCTAGAGCGTCAAGCATTGACCGCACTTGATCCCATGATGCCTGGTCAAGTTGGGACAAATAAAGTGTTTTCTTTTCCGCTGGAATTTTGTCGTTTTCTGCGATGTACTCGGCCAATGATCGTTTGGCTTCATCAAGGCTTCCCATGCTAATACCAAGAGCGTTAGGCATTTTTTTGGCAAATGCTTCGTCGGCTTTGTCGCCTGCTTCTTTGACGTCGTCAACGAGGTTGCGCCACGCTTGCCTGTCGTCAAGTTTGCCGATGAGTTTGTCGTATTCTTCGGATACATCACCGAGGGATTGGTCAATGTCTTCGATGGCTCGATTTGCGTCAATCATGGCGCGGTAGCCCTCTTGCCATGCGAACTGTAGGTCGTATGTTTCGGGTACTAGATCCTTGTTGATGATTTTGGCAAGGTCACTGGCCGAGATGCCCATGTCTTCCATGACTTGTTCGAAGCCAAGCTTTTTGACGACGTCGTTGATGTTGCCGCCCATGTCAATGATTGTTTGGGTTAGCCCGGTTGGTCCCGCGATGGCTTCTGTTGTGTCGCCGACGACTGAAATAACGGGCAAAATTTTGTCTACCAATCTTCCAATAATGGGAATCAGGGATTCGCCTAGCTCGAGGACAACGTCTTGGAAAACGTCGTTGAGGGTGTCCATCGTGTCGCGAAACGCTTCAGCCTTTTTGACTTCTTCTTCGTCAATGATTTTGGCGTCTGATACACCAGCCAAGGCGGTTTTGATTTCGCCTGCGCCCTTGGAAATCAGCGGCGCTAAATCTTCCCAGCCTTTTCCGAGTAGTTCGCTGGCGACGCGCGCTCGTTTGGCTGGATCTTCAACTTTGTCTAGAGCATCGACGACCCGCAGGAATGTTTCGTGTGGGTTCATTTTGCCGTCGGCGAAACGAGCCACTTCAATGCCTAAATCCTGAAATGGTTTCAAGGATTTGTCGGCGGCTTTTTCCATTTTGCCGATTGCTTTTTGAATGGTTTCGGCGTTGATGTCGATATCGCCTGCGACTTCAATCCACCGGGAGGATTCGTCGAGGGTTAGGCCGGTGACGTCGCGAAATTTATCTACTTCGAGGGCTAGGTCTTTGAAGTCACCTATGGCTTTGATGGCGAATCCGGCTATTGCTGCGCCGGCCGCTGATGCGAGTGCTCCCGCGTTGGCTTTGATTGCGTCGACGCTGGCGCCGAATCCGGCTTTGAGTTTGTCCATTGCGCCGTCGGCTTCGTTGATTTTGGTGCGAAAGTTTTTGAATGCGTTTTGGGCGTCCTGAAGGCCTTTTTGGTTAAATTCCGTGACGATGGGAATGTTGATTGCCATTAGAACTTCACTTTCAGGTCACGGTTGATTTCGTCCTCGATACGGTTGATGATCGGAGCGAGGTTGTTTTGGATTTCGAGCACTTGGCCGTCAATGTCGCGCCACATGAACCGAGAGGGTTGACCGAGGCGGGCCGATAGGGCTGGGGCGAAATTGAGGCGACGCCGTGGAGCTGCGGCGCGTGACTGATTGCCTCCGGCTTTTCCGGCCATGTCGACGATGGCGGTGGGTGCGTCTTTGGTGCTAACGCGAACGACTGAAACGACGTCGTGGAATGGACGGTTTGGGTAGTTGCGGGGTTTGCGGGTGTCGAGTTTGATGGCGACGGCTTTGCGGCGGTTCCAGCCAGTGCGGCCGTTGTGGTTCATCCCTGAAAGTGGGGCGCTACCGGGGACACGGCCGTTGATGGTGTCAACAAGTGGTTTGACGATTTGGCGAATCTCTTTGCCGATTTCTCGGCGTAAAGCCGGATCGAGTTTGTTGAGGTCGCGGAGGGCTTCTCTGAGTCCGATTGCTTGGATCGTCATGTGCTCCTCCTGTCTTGTGATTCGACCAGAATTCGGACCATTTCGTCAATGATCGTCGTCGGTGTCTCGAGCAGGTCGACCGGGCTGATGCCGGTGCGGATGGCGAGGCTGGCGATCAGGTTGATGTGGTATCCGGCGGCTCCTGGCGTCCTTTTGGGACGAACTCGACATCTGCGACTGTTTCGATGAATTGAGGCCAGACCTTTACGGTGATTTTTGATTTTCGCAGGGTTTCGTAGGCCAGGTATGCCAGTTGTTTGAATTTGGGGTCTTTCAGAAATGATCCGACGCTGACGCCTGGGTGTTGATCCTCCCAGGCGCAGGCGACGGCGTAGGTGATTGGGGCCGTGTGTTCGGCCCCGTCCACCATGATGACTTTGAGGTCCATTCCAATCATGTCGGGCTCCTGACTGGATTACGGGTTGGTGATGTCGCGCGCGAAGGTGCCGCCGGTGAAGGTGACGTTGACCATGGACAGTTCGCCGACGCTTGAGGCGATCGGCGTGAAGTTCGCCAGGAATGCGCCGGTAATCGTGTACTCGGGGTTCGTGGCCGATTCGGTCGTGCCTGACGGCGAAATGACCAGGGTGACGGCGTCGTCGCCGACGACGTCCCACAGGGTCGCCTCGACTTCACCTGTGCCGTACGAGTTGAACATGGTGAGCGTGACGTCGACGGACTGAAGGCCCTTGGTGTACTTGCGGCCGCTGTCGCCCATCGCGGTGGTTTCGAGTTGATCGAAGCCGGTGGTGAGGGTGACGGACTGGACCTGGTCCGATACGTCGACGGCGCCGATGGCGACGGTGGCGTTGGACAGGAAGGTTGTGGTGGCCATTTAGGCTCCTTTTCTAGTTTCGCCTGCTGGCGATTCGGACGGTGAGGTCGTAGGCCGGGAGTTCCTGGCTTCCGATGATGGCGAG